GAAAGATAAAAGAAAGAGAGAATTAGATGCGCACAAACTGGACAAATAATACACATGTTGAGGGTTACATTTTTTCACACAGTCTACAGGCACGAGTAACGGGTGAGCAGTCTAAGAATCCTGGTACTCCTTTCATTCAGGGTATTATTAATGTTGCGACAGATGATCAGGGTATGAATGTCGTTCCTGTTTCGTTTACTTATGTTACTGAGCGTTATGCTCGTAGCGGTAAGGAGAATGCAACTTATAAGGTTCTTCAGCAAATTCTTAGTGGAACTCAGAATACTTTTGAGGAAGTCGGTACCTCTGCACTTAAGGTTCGTATTGATGGTGACGTAGAGATTAATGACTTCCTTGGTCGTGATGGTATGGTTGCGGCAAAGCGTGTTCGTGGTAGTTTCTGCCATCTTGCGAATGATGTTAATTTCGAGGCATCTTTTGAAACCGATATGCTTATTGCAGAAGCAACTCTGCAAGAGGTTGAGGATGGCGAGGATTATATGAATGTTCGCGGATATGCGTTCAACTTCCGTGGCGATGTTCTCCCTGTAACTTATACAATTAAGAACCCTGATGGTATTAAGTATTTTGAGAATTGTGATATTAGCAACGCCAATCCTCTTCTTACTCGTGTTTGGGGTAACATTATCTCCACCACAATTGAGACAAAGAATGAGGTTGAGTCTGCGTTTGGTGGTCCGCAGGTTAATATTACAACTCGTACTCTTCGTTCTTGGCAGATTGAAGGTTGTGCGGCTGAGCCTTATGAGTACGATGATGAATCCACTATTACAGTTGATGAGTTTAAGCAGAAGCTCGTTGAGCGTGAAGAGCGCGTAGCCGCAGAGAAAAAGCGTGCTGAGGATTATCAGGCTTCTCGTAATGCTTCTACAAGTGCTTTTGTGGCTCCCGCAAGTAACGCAAAGCCTGCCGCATCCACTGGTGATTTTAAGTTTTAATAAAAAGGGGTAACGAAGATGGCTATTGATATTTTCTCAATTCAGCCCCATGAAGTTAGCCGTGACTTATGTGGATATACGGTAATGCTTTATGGTGAGCCTAAGACTGGTAAGACAACCATTGCGTCTCAGTTTCCTAAAGCTCTTCTTCTTGCTTTTGAAACTGGTTATCTTGCAATTCCTGGAATTATGGCGCAACCAATTAATAAATGGTCTGAATTTAAACAAGTTCTTAAGCAGCTTAAAGATGAAAAAGCTCACGAACAATTTTCTAATATTGTAATTGATACGGCAGATATTGCATACGATCTTTGTGAAAAGTTTATTTGCAATCAAGCTGGTGTTAGCGCAATTAATGAAATTCCTTATGGTCAAGGTTGGTCTAAGGCAAGCAAAGAATTTGACGAAGCTCTGCGTAGTATCCCGCAAATGGGATATGGTCTTGTAATGATTAGTCACTCTCAAGACAAATCGTTTGTAGATGAAAATGGTGTAGAGTATAATCAAATTGTTCCTACTCTTGCTAATCGTCCTCGTCTTATTGTAGATCGCATGTCTGATATTATTGGTTTTGCCCATGCATCCCAAGAGGAAGATGGAACTGTTCATACTACTCTTTATATGCGGGGTACTCCACGTTTTGTAGCTGGTTCTCGTTTTAAGTATACTCCTGATTCAATTGAGTTTACTTATCAAAATCTTGTTGATGCTATTGGAAATGCTATTGATAAGCAGGCAGAAGAAACTCAAGGTAAATATGTAACAGATAAACGTACTACTGCACATACGCCGCAACCTGAGCTTGATTTTGACGATTTGATGAATCAATTTAACGCGGCTGTAGCTAAACTCCAAGAAGTAACAGGTAGTTCTTTTGGAACTACATGGGCGCCAAGAATTGTTGAAATTACAACTAAGTACCTTGGAGCTGGAAAGAAAGTTAGCGATATGACTCGTTCTCAGACAGAACAGCTCGCACTTATTGTTGATGACCTTGTTGAAGCTATGGGCATGGGTATTTAAAAAAAATAACCAAGAATTTTAAACGACCTCCTTTACAGGAGGTCGTTTTGTTGACACCTCTATTTTTTTTATGATATAATAAATATATAGAGGAATGTGAGGTAATATGGCAAAGAAACCGCAAGTTATTTGCTTGTATTGTAATAGAAAATTCTATAGAGAAGAAGAAGAATACGAGCAAATTGGAAGAAGATATGCTCATAAAAGTTGTGTTCAAGAAGTAAATGCAATTCATAAGTTAATGAAAGAAAAATGCGGAGAAGCTTATTCAAAAAATAAAATTGATTCTCAAATAAATAAATTTACAAAAGATGGATATGAATTAAGTCATATAGCAGAAACAATTAATTGGTGGTTTGGTATTCGGGGAGAAGATGCAAGTAAAGCGAATGGCGGAATAGGCATCTTCCCGCATGTTTATCCAGATTATATCCAAGAGAAGATAAAGAAAAGTAAATTTAAAGAAGCTCTTAATGGTCAAAAGATTAGTGATTTCTTAGATGAGCCAAAGAAAACTATTACTGTTAGTAGAAAATATATCAAGAAACCGAAACGTGTTAAATTATTTGATTTGCAGTAGGAAGGAATAAACATTGGCGGGTAGCAAGTATGTAGATTCTCCATCTGCGGTTCAAGTAATTGGTTGTATAATGCGGCAGCCCAGTTTGATGGATTATGATGGAAAATATTTCTTTAATGAAGATGATTTTCCAAATGAATTTCATAAAGTAGTATTTGGAGCAATTTTTAATCTTCATCAAATGGGCGCAACTGGAATTACAATTAGAACGATTGAAGATTATTTGTCAACCAGACCAGAATCTTTAGGTATATATAAAACAGGTAAAGGTTCTGAATGGCTTAAAAATGTTTCAAATAATGCAGATG